TCGTGCTATGATTGCAACTGCTTATGTAGTTATGGGCTCAAGTGCTTTTGCCTAAAAAAGCCTGAAAATGAAAGAGGTGTCACATACATAAAAGTGACACCTCTTTTTATCATAGGAACATTATGGAAATACAAGTTAAAGTTGAAGATTTGAAAAATCACAAAGTGTTTATTGCAACACCAATGTACGGAGGTATGGCTCATGGGATGTATATTAAATCCTGTTTAGACTTACAAACTACATTAGGTAAATATGGAATCGAAACTAAGTTTTCTTTTCTATTCAATGAATCACTAATCACTCGTGCAAGAAATTATTTGGTAGATGAATTTCTTCGCTCAGGCTACACCCATTTACTTTTTATCGATTCTGATGTACACTACAATCCAGAAGATGTAGTTGCACTGTTAGCATTAGATAAAGATGTTATTGGTGGACCATACCCTAAGAAATCTATCAATTGGGGTAATGTTGCAGAGGCGGCTCGTAAACATCCTAACATGAATCCTCGTGAACTAGAGAAACTTGTTGGTGAATATGTTTTCAATGTTGTGAAAGGAACTTCACAGTTTCAAGTAACAGAACCACTTGAGGTGATGGAGATTGGTACTGGCTACATGTTAGTTAAGCGCCATGTGTTCGATAAGATGGCAATCGAATATCCAAATATCAGATACAAACCTGACCATGTTGGACAATCGAACTTTGATGGCTCAAGATACATTCATGCTTACTTCGATACAGTAATCGATTCGAAAGGGTCAATCACTGGTGGTGGTACAGACAGATATCTTTCAGAAGATTATATGTTCTGTCAAATGTGGCGTAAGATGGGTGGTGAGATTTGGTTATGTCCATGGATGAAAACTCAGCACATTGGAACATATGCCTTCACTGGTGACATGCCTAAAGTAGCTGAACTTACCGGTAAACTATGATTATCGGTTTAGTAGGTTTCATAGGTTCAGGTAAAGGAACTGTTGGAGACTTATTAGTTGAACAAGGTTTTATAAAAGATTCTTTTGCAAAACCTTTAAAGGATGCTGTTGCTGTAATGTTCGGATGGCCTCGGGAGTTGCTGGAAGGTGACACCGAGGTCTCTCGTTCATGGCGTGAGAAACCTGATTCATATTGGAGTGAAAAATTCGGATATGAATTCACACCAAGACTAGCATTGCAACTAATGGGAACTGAGGCAGGTCGAAATGTTTTCCACGCAGACCTATGGGTAATATCTCTTCTTAATCGTGCAAAGAACAAAGATGTTGTAGTGACTGATGTTAGGTTTCAAAATGAAATCAAATACATTCAAGACAATGGTGGAGTTGTTGTTCGAGTGAAAAGAGGACCAGAGCCTGAATGGTATTCTCTTGCAGAAGATGCCAATCAAGGTTTCTCATCTGCAATCATGGGTATGTCCGATAAAGGAATTCACAAATCGGAATGGGACTGGATTGGTTCTGAATTCAATTATGTGATTGAAAATAATCGCACCGTGCAAGACTTAGGCAATGAAGTGAAAGGCATGTTGCAATTTTTTAGGTAGTTTGTTATAATGTTATTTTTGAATGGAGTTAAATATGAAATTGTCCAATAACACAATGGATGTGTTGAAGAATTATGCGAATATCAATTCGGGTCTTTTCTTCAAAAAAGGTAATGTATTGAGAACTGTTTCTTCACAGAAAACAATTCTCGCTGAGGCAACTATTGATGATTCATTTCCTCAAGACTTTGGTATCTATGAACTGAACACTTTTCTTTCCGTAGTGTCTCTGTCTAAAGAAGTGCCTGAGTTTGAATTTGAAGACAAGTTAGTCAAGATTGTCAGCAATAAAGGTCGTAGCAAAATCAAGTATCGCTATTGTGAGTCTACTATGATTAAAACACCACCTGAGAAAAACATCGTTCTTCCGACACCAGAAATTAAATTGGCGTTGTCTGAAGAAGATTTTACATGGGTTAATCGTGTAGCATCTGTTTTGAGTTCTCCTCACATTGCTATTGAAAGTGATGGTACTGATGTTTGTATCTCTACACTAGATTTGCAGAATGATGCCGCACACAGTGACTCTTTACAAGTTGGTAAAGGTAATGGTGATGTTTATCGTATCATCTTTAAGACAGAGAACATGTCAAAGGTCATCACTGGTGCATATGATGTTCAGATTTCATCTAAAGGTCTTGCACACTTCAAGAACAAGAATCGTAAGATTGAATATTGGCTTGCAACCGAAAACGGTTCAAAGTTTGAAGGCGCATAATCATGGGTGAAATAAAAACTTGGACAGATAAATCTCAATACTTAGCTGTTTTGAGAAAAGAAATTTCTGTATTACAAACAAAATACAGACCAGATGAAGAAGGTACTGGACATTTCAATACAGCAATTTCTGTGTTAGAATCTCGTATCAAAGAGATTGAATCTGAAATGAATTGGCCTTTTCCAAATGTCATTCCAAATGAATGATAGACGCAACTTTATAAGAGGTGCAGGCATCATTGGTGCCTTTGCTGTAGGTGTTGCATCTTATAAACAGGTGAAAGAAATGGCTAATGAACATAAAGACATTAGTCATCTTGCACCACCAAAAGAAGCACCATCAATTCAGTTTACAGGTGCATATGGTGAGAAACCTAAAGCACCAGAACCAACTATGGGTCAACATACATTCTATGTAAATGGTTGGAACCAAGAAGTTACTCATAAGGTAGCTATGACTGTTGGTAAAGACAATCGCTTGTGGATGAAAATTGGAGATGAATGGCACAGAGTTGCTATTGAATCTTGATATGAATTATTTTATTATGGAGAATTTGAATGTTAGAACATATGTTATGGGTGGAGAAGTATCGCCCTAAGACGGTTGAAGAGTGTATCCTTCCTGATAGGTTGAAACAACCATTTCAGGAATATGTTAAACAGAGTAGCATACCCAATCTTCTTTTGACTGGTGGTGCAGGTGTAGGTAAAACTACAATTGCAAGAGCCATGTGTGAAGAGGTTGGTTGTGACTACATGATTATCAATGGCTCTGATGAGAATGGTGTTGACACTATTCGTTACAAAATCAGAAACTATGCATCATCAATGTCGATGGCAGGTGGTCGTAAAGTTGTCATCATTGATGAGGCTGATTATCTGACACCAAACGCACAAGCAATTTTGCGTAATGCAATTGAAGAGTATTCTTCTAATTGTTCATTCATCTTCACATGTAACTACAAAAACAAAATCATTGAGCCATTGCACTCTCGCTGTGCTGTGGTTGAATTTGTTTTGAAGAATGGTGAACGGGCTAAGATGGCTGGTCTTTTCTTTAAGAGAATTCAAAACATTCTTGGTGAGAAAGAACACATTGAATATGAAGACAAGGTAATTGTTGAAATCGTCAAGAAACACTTTCCAGACTTTCGCCGTGTACTGAATGAACTACAACGATATTCTAAATTTGGAAAGATTGATACAGGTCTTCTGGCTCAGATTCAAGATGTTTCAATTTCTGAAATCATCAAGTTTATGAAAGAGAAAGACTTTACATCGATTCGTAAATGGGTTGGTAGCAATGACATTGACCCAACAACTTTCTTTCGTAAAATCTATGACTCACTTTATGATTCGATAAAACCACAAAGCATTCCTCGTGCAGTATTGATTCTTGCTGACTATCAATACAAGAATGCATTCGTTGCCGACACTGAAATTAATGTGGTGGCATGTCTAATTGAAATCATGGCAGATTGTGAGTTTGTATGAACAACGAACAGAAGATGGATTGGTTAGGTCGTATGGGTGAAAAGATTGTTGTCAACTATCTCAGTAGACAAGGTCTTGTTGTTGAAGAATCAATCGACCCATATGATAGAGAAAAAGATTTGGTTTGTGATGGTAAGAAGATTGAGGTGAAGACTCAAGTTCCTTTTATCATGCAGAATGCTTTTACATTCAAACCCAATCAACTGAAGAAGTGTCGTGGTGTAGATGAGTTGTATTTCGTAGCAGTGCCTGCACCCTCACATTCATATAAGTGGGAAGGTTGGATTTTCAAAGTGAACCCGCAAGAGTTTTTGATTAGAAAATACAATACCAAAGATGGTCGTGAAATGCTTTTGGTTAACATCGTACAAGATGCTGTTGTCCCAGTCGAGCAAGTCTCTGATGAGTACATGGCTGAGATGCGTAAGTACACTATTTCAAAGTACTGACCATGACACCTTTTGATTATGTAAATCAGATTTTGCAAGGTAAACAGCAGTTAATTGTTGATGACCTTACAGAGAAAGAGTATGTTCCGTTTCTGACTAATCGTTCACTTTCATACCATAAAGACTGTATTTTGTTCGCAAATGAGATGAACTTGAGGCATCATCTAGATGGCAAAATGCAAAATGATTTTTTACTAAATACCGTTAGGTCTCGCAAAAGACCTTTCACCAAGTGGGCTAAATCTGAAAAAAGTGAAGATATAGAATGTATCAAGATAATTTTCGGCTATTCAAATTCCAAAGCCCGTGAGGCACTTCGCCTTCTTAGTGATGAACAAATCCAAGAACTAAAAATAAAAACGGATATTGGCGGAAAATGAATGATTTGAACAGCTTCATTGAAGTGACATTGAAAGAGCAAGATGATTTTTTAAAAGTGAGAGAAACGCTAACCCGTATTGGTGTATCTTCACGCAAAGAAAAAGTCTTGTATCAATCTTGTCATATTCTACACAAACAAGGACAATATTATATTGTCCATTTTAAAGAACTATTTGCCTTAGATGGTAAAGAGGCTACTATTGATGATAATGATATTTCTCGTAGAAATGCTATCGCCAATTTGTTAGAAGAGTGGGGTCTCGTTAAGATTGTTAATCGACAAGTAATGACAGGCAACATTGCGCCTCTGCATCAGATAAAAATTATTTCATTCAAAGAAAAAGATGAATGGCAGTTGGTCACTAAATACAACATCGGTAAAAAGAAATCCGATTATTGATATGAGATTTTATTATGAAAAATGTGAAAGAAAAAACTGTGAAGTTGAAGAACCGATACTCCGGTGATATTGTCTATGCAAGAAATATCAAAGAGACTGTCTCGTCAGAGAACATAGTATTTGTTAGGGTTTTCAAAGAAGAGAACCCTCAGAGAGAATTTCTAGTTAACCTGAATGCTTTCGAGGTACAGGATAGATAGAAATTTGATGCCTTTTGGCTCTCATCTTTGCCCCACAACTTATTTTTTTGTGTTATACTTACATTATGAAAATTTCAATCGCATCAGACATACACTTAGAATTCGGTGACTTGTTTATCAACAATGATAACAATGCCGATGTTCTTATCCTTAGTGGTGACATTTGCGTTGCCGCAGACATTGGTCGACCTGACCCAAACAACTTCCTAGAAGGTGCTCGTAGCAATCGTGTTACCGATTTCTTCAAAAGATGTTCGTTTCAATTTCCACATGTAGTATACATCATGGGTAACCATGAACACTACAATGGTGACTTTGCAACAAGCGGAAACAAAATCAAATCAATGTTAGAGTCTAACATGTTGAGCAATGTTTACTTGCTTGACAAAGAAGTTAAGACAATTGATGAAGTGACATTTGTTTGTGGTACATTGTGGACTGACATGAATAACAGTGATGAGATGACACTGAGACACATTCGTGGAATGATGAATGACTTTCGTTGTGTGAAAAATTCTAATCGTATGCTTGAGCGTAAAGTTCCAATCTATGAAGAAAATCCATTGTACACTGAAGATGGTAAGAATGGTGGTAAGTACCTTACGAAAGAAGGTGGCGGTTACATTGAGATTGGGTACAAAAGAAAATCTGAGCCTTCAACATTTTCTCCAGAAGATGCAGTTGAAGACCACAAGAAATTTGTGCAGTATATTCAGACTGTGATTGAAGGTAAGTTCGACCAGAAGTTTGTAGTTGTTGGTCATCATGCACCAAGTAAAGCATCTACTCATCCTCGCTATCAACATGATACATTGATGAATGGTGGCTACTCAACTGACTTAAATGAATTCATCTTAGCACATCCACAAATCAAATTGTGGACTCATGGACATACGCATGAAGACTTTGACTATATGGTTGGCTCAACCCGTGTTGTGTGTAACCCTCGTGGCTACATCAATTACGAAAGTCGTGCTGATTCATTTGAATTGAAGACTGTTGAAGTATGATAGATTTGTTTAGACCTACTTTCGAATGGATAAAAGATGACTACTCTTCTAATAAGTTCCGGTTTGCTGTTGAGTTGTTGGCTTGGGCTATTAGTATTGGCTGTAGCATTACGATGGCGGTTACTGTACCCAGCCCTCCGCTTCTTATCCTTTATCCCATTTGGATCACTGGTTGTGCTTTGTACGCTTGGTCTGCTTGGACTAGGAAATCTTTTGGGATGCTTGCTAACTACCTTCTGTTAGTGAGTATTGATTTTGTTGGTTTAATAAGGATGTTATAATGCCGTTATATATTGTTGAGACTGTTTCGATGTTTCGTATCCGTTATGTTGTTGAGGCTAAAGAAGAGTCTCATTCACATGATGAAGTCATTATGGAAAGAGGCAATGATTCTTTCAAAGAATTTTCACAAGAGCATATCGATGAATCGATTTTCAGTTCTCGTGAAATTTCAAAAGAAGAATACCTAAGATTGTTTGATAAGGACAATCATTATATTGCGTCTTGGTCTGAAGAAAAGAAGTTGGATTTTATTAACAAGATTGATTATAAAGAATGAAAATCTACAAAAGCGGTTATCGTAATCATTGGGTATCACCATACACCATTCTGAAGAATGTTTGTTTTTGGGAGAAAGATGATGATGTGTTTTACAATCATGAAGAAGTTTCTGGTCACAAGTATGATAAGTGGATTAATTTTCTAAATCCAATTTGTGGTGCGTGGTCTAAGTTTCTCGATTTTGTTCATCCACAAATTAACTATGTGAAGATTGACAGATACGATACTTGGTCAATGGACCACACATTAGCAGATATCATTCTGCCAATGTTGAAACAGTTGAAAGAAAGTAAACATGGTGCACCTTATGTTGATGATGAAGATGTTCCAGAAGAATTGAAATCTACTTCAGCGCCAGCAAAAGAAAATGAATGGGACACTGATGACAATCATTTCAAACGCTGGGATTGGGTACTTGATGAGATGATTTTTTCTTTCGAATGTAAAATTGATGATTCATGGCAAGAAAAATTTCGATATGGTCATATCGACCACAAATCAGTTGCTTGTCAATGGGATGAAAACGGCAAAGCCACAATGTACCAAATGGTTGATGGACCGAATCACACATATAAATGTGACTATGATGGTATGAAAGTGGTTCAGGAAAGAATTACAAACGGTTTTCGTTTGTTTGGTAAATATTATGAAGGGCTATGGGACTGATGTTAAAACCTGATAAGAATTTTCGACTATCGAAAACAACTAAGAGAATGATGTGTTCAATTGTGAATGACAGTGAACGCAATGAATTCAAAAGAATGATGATTCAATCACAACTTGCTGGTGAAAAAGCAAAGCGTGAATCTGGTAAATCTCGCAAAGATAAGAATGAAACCTAAACTAATTGATGCATACATGAAGACAGCAGAAATATTTGCTGAATGCTCTACTGCAACAAGACTTCATGTTGGTGCCATTGTTGTGAAAGATGACCGCATCATATCAATTGGTTACAATGGTATGCCATCTGGATGGACAAACGAATGTGAAGAATATCATGGATTGGATTTAAAAGGTAATCCAACATTAGTAACTAAACCAGAGGTGCTTCATGCTGAAACGAATGCAATTGCAAAACTTGCTAAATCTACCGAATCTGGTTTGGGTGCTACTATGTTTATTACCCATGCTCCATGTTTGGACTGTGCCAAACTTATATACCAAAGTGGTATTGGGTGTGTTCTATATCGTAACACTTATCGGTCTGATGATGGTATCTCGTTTCTACAAAAAGCAGGAATGACAGTTGAAAAA